GCTACCGCCGGGGAGACCGGGCTCGGGATCGAAGCTTGGATCTGCTGGCTCATAGCTGCCCGAGTAAGTCAGTTCTTGCGCAAGGTGGTCAAACGTCCTATAGAGCAAGGGCGTTATGTTTAGCCGAGGGTCAGCCGCGAGCGGTTGATTCGGCGCAAGTGGATGTGGCGCTTGCAACATCTGATTCAATAATAATAGAAATTGTTGAAAAGCGCCCTGCGTTTGCTGAATCATTCTGAAGGGGAATCCCTTCAGCATTTCTGCACGCTCAGAATCCGTCTTATCCGGGAACAGATACTTCAGAGCTTCGACGCTATCTACGCCGAGTTCTTGCAGGTTCCGAACGACAATAGATTTTTGGTTAATGTCGTAAGCGGTGTCTTCATACACATCCCCTTGGAAGCGATATGAAACATCGCGATCACCATCCGGGGGTAAGCCGAATACCCCACGAGGCACTTTGTTTTGCTGAAGTGCAACCTGCATGGCAGTGTCGACTTCGCTCTCGTATTTAGCGAGTTTCTTTTGGTAGCGAGCAATCGCTTCTTCGGTTTGTTCCTTAGGTTCTTTGGGGGGTTCTAACCCCATGACCTGAATGAAGCTTTCGCGGAAAACTTGCTCTTGATGATAAATAATCATCTCAAGCAAACGGCAGAAGCCGTACGTTAAAAAGCTCTTATTTTTACGAAGAGCCGTGGCCTGAGCACGACCCATCAGACCTTTAATCTCCGTAGCAGTAGCACCAGCAGAGATCGAAATCTCATCGACGCCGCCAAGCGCTGTACGAATCTCTTCACGCAAGAGCAGCGCGTAGCGATTCATATCACCGTTGACCGGATCGGGGGTCATGTAGCCCACGCGGTCGGACGGCTCGATGTTGGCGATAACCCGTGGCACACGAAGGCCACCGATCATCGACGAAGAACCGAACGGCTCCGAAACCCGAGTCGAGGGAGTGTCGCGACCAGCGAAACCACTCTGACTACTAATAGTCGGGCGGAAGGTCCGATCCGCATCAGACGCTTCGACCAGATCACTACGTGGACGCGAACTGATCAGCGTGGGGTTACCAAAAAATTCAATATTCTTCGCAATATTCTTCGTCATGCTGTCGTGCAGCACGATCTGTTCCATGAAGGGTTCGAATTCCCCTTCGCCTTCTGTACCGCTGCTGTTGGGCTTGTTTAAAACTTCAACAGCGGGAATAAAACCCAACTCGTTTTTCCTGCTGTTCTTAGGAGTTAAAACCGTTCCGGGTTCCAGCTCAAAACTAAGTTCGCTATTAGATTCGAACTCATTAATACGATCTGCAGTAATCGAGATACGAACGTAGCGCTTGTTTTGCCCGTAAGTGTCAGCAGGTAAGCCTAAAGTCGAATTACGGACTTTATAGCTGTAGAGGATAACGACTTCCTCAATGTCACCGTTTACGTCGTGGTAAACGCGGTATTGATTTTTCGAAAAGAAATAAATTTGATATTTAAGCTTCGGATCTGGCCTGAAGTAGAACAGGCCACAGCCGTCAATCAAAAAATTACGGATAATCGCCGGAAAGCGAATATCCATGCGGTTCAAGCTAATCAGCGAGTCAATAAACTTGCTGCGAGCCTTATAGGTGTCCTGTTCACAGTAGAAAAACAGGCCCTTTTTGATCATAAGCAGCGTCATCTGCTGCAAATGACTCAAAACGACCATCGTGGCAGACTGTTTGCTGCGATCCTGCGACCGAGACGCCTCAAGAATCTCGTTGAATCGCTGTCGGACGCCTAAATTGTCTGCCATGGCCCTACTCTGTGGTTTTTAAGGCCGAAAATCAACCTTCGGCGCTCGTTTTCTCAGCTTGACGCTTAGTTTTAGCTTTTTTAGCCTTACGGAGGGCCTCTTTTCGCGCTAATTTCGCTTTCTCGTCACCTTTTTCTTTGTGCTCACCGTCTTTTTCCTTCGCTTCGAAGTGTTTCCGAAGACCTTCGGGCATCTTGTCAGACATTTGGTAAAAGATACTGCCGTACTCTATCAAGTTTAAACAATTCTGGCGGTAAAAGCTCATGCGGGTACGGTTCTAAGATGTGATCGCACCGTCCGAGCGGGTCTGTACCACCGGCTTTGGCTTTATAGCTATCTAAGTGAGCCAGCATTTCGTCGCTATCGGCAGGGGCGACGGAATTGGGGATATCGTCAAAGCAATGAGAGAACGAAGTGACCTTACGCTTCATCCTCTCGGCATCTCCCATCCAGGAAAAGTGCCAACCGGCGTCACAATCGCCAACCACGAGATCATTCGGGTTCATCCGAATCTGTGACGGAGTTTTATCTAAGTGCTCGTATAGAACAACTGTGCCGCAAGTCCAGTTGTTAGGCGCTTTAGAGTTATCACCGTGGGGATCCTTAACGCGCAGATCGCCCCGTCCGTAGAACATCGGCATCGAGAGACGAACGCAGCGGTTCGGATCGGCCTTTGCGATTTCTACAGCTTCTAAAAGACGATTCGGCTTAGGGATTTCATCAACATCGCTGAAGAAAAAGACGGAATCGGGCGGGCACATCCGCATCCCGACGCCAAGAGCATCACGCTGCGCATATTCCCGAGACCAGGGAATCGAGCACTCCTCGGGGGTGGGCAGTTCGACGTGAAGAACTTGAATATTGTCTTCGGGCAGTCCCAGTTCCCGGATTGTATCAACGCATGTAAAAGGTTTAGGATCTCCACGGAACGTTCGATTGCCGTCCGTGATGATAAAACCATCTACAACATCTTTAAGAATGTTATACCGGAGTTCTAAAAGCTCTTTCTCGTCAAAGTACAGAAAACAATCAAAGAGCATCCTGAGAGCCTAAAGCTGTCAGTATGTTAACCCTTAATCGCCGGGTTTGTACCGCCGCCGGCACGCATAATTAACGAACCGTCAGAGGGACGTTGCTTAGAACGCGCAGTGGAGAGCAACTCGCGCTTCATATCTTCTAAATCCGCTGCAGGACCTTGATCCTCACCATAAGGTCCCATTTGAGGCGGGACTGCACCCCGCATATAGTTAGTATCGTAGTCTGAATCGTATTGGGCGTCGTCAGTACCTGCGGCTTGGATCCGCTCCTGCATCTGCGAAGCCCGTTCCATATCGTTATACGCCGCCCCGAAAAATGCACTAGCGCGGCTATAAGGAGACGACGAGTTCATCATGAGGTTTTACGTTTAATATACTCGGAAGCTTTACGTCGCGCCTCGCGAGCTTTTTCGGTGTTGGGAACTTGAGTATTAACTGGTTTATCGCCACGCGTGGCTTCTTTTTTGCGCTCATCCGTAGCACGCCGCTCTTCTGGACTCAGCGCAGCCCAAGCAGCCCGAGGCAAATAGCGCTCAGTGCGTCCCTTTTCGCGAGCTAAATCAGTCAAATTTCGATAACGACGGTTTCTCCATCGAGTTGCGTAACGCTAAAGCTAAATTAAGGAGATCTTTTTTAGCTGCGTCGAGATATTGCTGAGCTTCGGAGGAACTCTTTAAGTCAGTTTTAAAATCTGAAGAATCGTATAACGATTGCTCACGGAAGTTAGAACCCCCGCCGAGGTAACTAAGTAAACCAGTAAGAGAGTCGGCGCCCATCAGTCTTTTTTAGATTTTTCGTATTCTTCCCGTGTTTGCCAGTCTTCTTTAGACCAACGGGAAAGGCGATTTTCGGAAGATTTTTTACCTTCGTACTTGCCGCCCATTTCTTTATAGTACTTAGTCGCGAGCTGCATTGCTCGCGCACTATGACCACCGAGCTTGGCGCGGGCTTTAGCTTTAGCGCGAGCCCACTTTTCGGGGTTTTTTTTCTTGGCTATTCCGTCAGCCATATCTAGTACAGGACGTAAACGTGATCAACTGTTGTTGAACCGCTGATCGACACGATAGAAATAGGAATTAACTGATTATCTCTGACGTGGTTAAAAGTAAAAGGTGCTTTAGTGTCAGCTAAAGTTACCGTAAGTTTTTTACTTTGGTTGGGGTTAGCCGTTTCTACGAATATTGCTCTACAAGCGGCAAATGTAAGATCAGTGCCAGAAGCATTAATGGAAAATCCACTGGCGTAAGGGAGCGACGCGGTTTGCGCGTAAATACTGCCGAAAGCTTTAACGTCCATGTTCAGTCCAATGTCTCTATCAGTTTAGTCAAATATTCGAGCGCTTTTTCTAAATCCTGTTTTCCATTTTTTTGTTCCCAACGCCACAGATATTTCTGAACGCACCCCTCTAGATAACCTTGGTACTTAACCAGACCCATAGATGCGCGTTGTACCGTATAGCACTCTAAGCCGTCTCTTTTGTAGTAGTTCGGCTTAACAGCAGGATCTTCAGGCTGCGTTAAACCACCAGATTGTGGCTCCGTGCTGTTCCAAAAATCGTCGAAGTCGGTAGGCGTCGCTTCGGTGTAGCGTTTGTCGCTCATTTTTTCCGGCAAAGTAATAGCATAAGTGAACATATTCAGCTCCACGAGGGATCACTGTAGGCTACAAAACGAGCATCTCCTCAACACATAATAATTCTTCCTCACGTTCTTTAAATTGTTTTGAGTATTTATCATCGTCATGACGTATCAATCCGCAATCTAAGATCTCGTAACGGTTCCCTTTTTTAGCGACGGGGACACACCGGCGGTGCTCAAACCCCTGTGGGAGATACTCAAAAGCTAAACCCATAGAGCTACGGTCAGCTATTGGCCAATTACGTATACCTGTTTTTGGGTAGCTTTTGTTGGGGTCAAAGCTGTCGCTACGTATATAAAGCTCACCGTCACGCTGATTCAGAATCATGCCGCAGTAATACGGACTTCCCAGCTGAACAAAGAAATCAACCTCATGGTCAACAACCAAAATTTTCGGAACCGTAAATCCGATATTGTGCCAAACGTTAGGAGTCTCCTTAACTAAGCTCCAGCGCTCATAGTTACCGACAGGTACACGCTTATCCTCAAATTTCTCGAAAAGAGCAAACCCAGGTTCAAGGTTGTACCGCTCTAAAACTGGTTTCCACTTCCGGTAGTAATCAAAGTTATCTTTGCGGATTAAAACGTCGTTTTCTTGGTAGATGTAATAGTCAGCCACACGGTTGAGGATGGCTAGGGCTAAGTCTGTTTTATGTGCCCAGGTCAGATACCAGCCCTCGTAATCAGGAGAGGCAACCTTAATACTTATATTTAAGTTTTCGAACTGCTCTAACACACTCTCTAGAGCTTCGACATCATCCTGCGCTTCATAATTAATATAAATATTTACAGTAATATCGTGAGGGTACTTCTCGTATTCGTTTAAGACATTAATCAGCGGATTAAGCCGCACAAGGGGATTATGTGCCGTGATGGCAACCCAGAGTTTTTTTGTCATTTCAGTACTCAATGCTGAAGTTGCCCCGACGCTGTAAATACTGGATTAGCCAGGTGTAGGCGTCAAGCAAGTCGTCATGCGCCGTCGCACCGACGTTGATCAACTGATCGAACAAAGCGTCGAACTTGCGGTACTTATTGAACAGGATTTTCTTGTTTTCTAGCAATCCTAAAGTTCCACGGAAGCGGGCGATCTTGTCACCCCTGAAACCTTTAACTTCGTGAATATGTAAATTACCCAGCTCACGCTCATTAATTAAGACGCGTCTTAAATCAGCCGCAAGAGACGCTTGGTACGCCACGGATTCCACGACGAGAGTAACGGTGGAGTAGGTCGGCAAGAACTGACCGTCGTGCTCGGTCAAAATACCCCACTCCAATAACATATCGCAGAGCAAATCAATTTTCTCCAGGTTTCCGATGGATCGACACTGGTGAGCATCGATGATGTAGTACTTGTCGCCTAAACGTCCACCTAAAACAAAAGCTGTGTAGTCGCTCGTTTCGTTCTTACTTGCGGAGAGGTCAATACCAACAGCTAGAGAATCAAACTCGGTAACAACTTCACCTTTAACTAAAAGATCAGGTGAAACCACGAGGTCAGAGGTCATCACGGGTTGTTGCTGATACTGGAAAGCAAAAGCGACCGGATCCAGTTCCTTTTGCTTCAGCAGATACTCAGCGGACCATTGTTCGGGCCAGTAACTAACGGGCTCTCCAACGTTGTCGTAAGTGATCGCCTCCTGTGTGACCTGCTTCCACCCTTTATCGGGAACAAACATGGTCTTATGAATATCAAGCGGGTGGAATCGAGTTCCCAGACAGATTGACCGCCCGCCTTCAAACACAATCGGCGCAATAACGGACGACCAGTTGTTGTTCATTTCGTCGCGGATGGCGGGGTTTTTAATATCCGCACTTGACTTAATAGGGTCATCCACGATCACAAGGTGCGCACGTTTCGAGGTAATCGAACCTCGAAGACCGGCGGCCCTCAGCGTAAATTCTTCATCACCCACGCGGGGGATGCCTGCGTAATCGAAGTCAATCGACCAGCCAATATCCGACTGCATACCGGACTTCAACTGCACACGCGGGAAGATCTTTCGGAACTCAGGAGAGTCGATGATCTGCCTAATAATTCGACTCTTTGGAATGGCGGTCGCGATGTTGTAGGAAACGTAAATAATTTGAAGCGGAAGTTTGGCGGTCGTGTGCTTACCGATGATCCACGCGGTAAACATGTTCAAGCACGTGGATTTGGCCGAACCCCGAGGAGCCAAAATGTCCAGATTTGGGCCGGCAATATCAAGTAGATACTTATTGGACTCCCCTGTAATCAAGTGCCGGTGCCACTCCAGCATGTGCTTTGCGGGAGGTTTATCTAAAAGCGTACAGAACGTATGGAAGTCATCCGCTGCCTTTTTGTATATCGTTTCCACACCTGCGCTAGTGTCCTCAGTAGCACGAAGTGCTTTTAATTGTGCTGCACGGCGATAGGCAAAAGTCTCACGGCTAGGCATATCACTAAGTTGACACTATCGCTATATTACTCGTATCTGAACATCTATTCAGGAATGGCCAAAATCCTTTGGTACGGTGATGCGTGTTGTAATACTGGTTTCGCTAGAGTTACACACAGCGTATTAGATCACTTAAGTAAAGAGCACGAAATCCACGTGCTTGCGCTCAACTACGGCGGCGATCCGCACGACCACCCGTTCACTGCGTACCCCGCTTCCAACGTTCACTGCGGAGACCGCTTTGGCATACCGCGAATTACCGAAGTTTTAGAAAAGGTAAAACCTGACGTTTTCATCTGTTTGCAGGACATCTGGATCTGTAACCAAGTGTGGGAGCGCTGCCAATTCCTGAAACAAAAACTGGGGTTTAAATTTATTTGTTACTTCCCCATCGACAGCGAGTCCTATTTGCCGGACATGCTGCGTCATATTCCTGAATGGGATATGGCCATCACTTTCACTGTCGAGTGTGCGCATCGAATACTCAAGCATGGGATAAAACCACCCCGTTTAGGAGTGCTCCCCCACGGTGTGGACATCGATAAGTTCATGCCGGGCTCTCGCGACGAAGCCCGCGATGCGTTGGGGTTACCCAAAGATAAATTTATTGTGCTCAACGCGAACCGGAACCAACCGCGTAAGCGTATCGATCTGACGATTAAAACGTTCGCTCAGTTTTCCGTAGATAAACCCGACACCCTGCTTTATCTCCACATGGGGGCAAAGGACATGGGCTGGGATGTAATCCCTTTGTTCCGGACCGAGATGGAGAAGCTGGACTTAGACCCAACCAATCGTCTGGTGCTCACGTCGCAAAACATTAACTACATGGATGCGCCGCCAGACGAAATGCTTAATCAGATCTACAACTGCTGCGACGTGGGCTTGAACACCGCCGACGGTGAAGGTTGGGGTTTGGTTTCCTTTGAGCACGCGAGCTGCCGCAAGCCTCAAGTTGTGCCCAACCACACCGCGTGTTCGGACATTTGGCACGAAGCCGCACAGCTCATCGACATCGCCACGTGGATCATCGACAAAGATCTCGGGGTTGAGCGTGGCCTGATCGACGTGAACGATGCAGTCAGAAAATTAAACGAGCTGTATTACGACAAAAATATCTATGACGAGGTTGCCGATTCTTGCTACACAGTGACCCGACGACCGGAATATCGCTGGGAACACGTATCCGCTGGTTTCTCTCAAGCTGTCGCTGACCTGCTCTCCTGATTATGCAATCAACTACTCGCTACTACCACGCTCACAGTCACGTTCTCCACCCCATTAAAACACCGGCGGTGGGTATACCCAATGTATATACACAGGCTAATGACCTAAACGGGACGTTCACACGCATCGCATATGGACTGCCTGAAGGATCCGTAGCAAACTTCAGCCCGTGCATCCTGCGGAAAAACGATAAGACCTTCATCGCGTGGCGGTCTCAGCCAGAAGCATTTGGCTTCAGATGGGACAACAACTATTACTACCTGAATAACAAACCCACGGAGATCTACCTGGGTTTACTGCACGACGATCAAACCATCGTCGGAGCAAAAAATCTGAGGCCCAAAAAGCACCGTCTCAGCTACGAAGATCCGCGACTGTTTGTGGGCCCGGACGACGAGATGTACGTTCAGTTCGTCGCTTCGACCTACGCAAGTCCGTATAACAAGGGCGGCAAAAACTTTTGCGATAACCCAAAAATCATTGTCTGCTATATCGATGAACTAGGAGAAGCGACTAACGCTGCGATTCCTCCCATCGGCGGCAACCGTCAAAAAGATAAAACAGAAAAGAACTGGTGCTTCTTTACGCACAAAGAAGAACTGAAGTGCCTCTACTCGACACGACCCTTAGTTATCGAGTGCGAAAAGAGCCCCAAAATCGAAACTGACTCGTCGGCTCTAGAGCAGGTGACGATGGGTTGTCCGACGTTTAACTCCACGGCTCCCATCAACCTGGGTTACGCGCATCTGGTGTTCTACCACTGGAAGCACATGACCTACCGCGACAACGGTCAGCCGTATCTGCTGTATCATTTAAGCGCGTACTTAGTCGACAAAGACTTTAAGAAGATCACGCACGTCATTAAGCGTCCCCTGTTCTCCGGATCTCTGAATGACGAGCTGATCTATTGGACTGACTACGCGGGTACACCTGTGTCGAATCAGCCCGCCGTAATCCTTCCGTTCGGCGCTTATGTCGAAGGCACGGATCTCGTTATGTCCTTGGGGGTCAACGATGCCTACATCGGCATCTTCCGCTGCCCCCTCGAATCGATCATGAAGCAGCTAGAGCGCGTCGATTAAGACTTCTCTTCGCGCTCAATCGTCGACCACACCAGCAGAGCCGAGTCGTCTAACAGGGACTGAATCGCAGGCTGACCATCAAAGGTCTGCATTAGTTCCCTGAGACACCGGTCCGCGCCAGCAAGTAAAAGGCCCCGCCGATCAAGCCCGTCTGAAATAGACCGAACAGCCTGAATATGCGAACGCAGTTCCTTTTGTAGAGCAGAAATCTTCGTTGCTGCGGTCGCATGATCGAGCATCCCGGTAACAGTCATATTGCGAACGTTATCGAGATCCTGACGAATACTGTCAATCTCAATCAGCAAGACCTTACGCAGATCTTCTTTGGGGTACTTCTCCTGAACCCACGCGGTCAGATCCGAGATGCTGCCTTCAAACGACGGGCGCAAAAACCGCGCATAGAGGTAAGTCTCTATGTCGCTGGTTGTGTTTTTTGCGTAAAAAATAAAAGCGTCTTTCTGAGATTTATCTAACGCGTTTAACCAATTACCTACAGTCGTGGAATCGCCAATTGGAGCTTTAATCATGCAAAAGCACGTTGACCGGCCAGAGCCATTCCAGCACCAAAACGCTTAAGTGCCAACTGCCCCTCAATGTTTCCACGCTGGAGAGCTAACTGATTGCGGGTTTGCTCCTGCTGACGGCGGATATCAAGGTTCGTCGAAGCGATATCACCAGCTAACTTATTAGAAGCTCTCTGCGCCTCAGTTGCAATCGTGGCGAGAGCAGTAGCTGCCGGAGTCAGCAAGGTCGTCTGACCCTTAAGACCCTCAGTAGCAAGCTCCTGAACACCCTGCGCATACTGACGAGTCAGAGCGGATGCGGTCTCAGGACCGAGCATCTGGGTGGCGATCTCACCCTTTTTGGTTAAATCACCAAGACCGATTGCACTGCTCGCAAGCTGAGAAGCGATACCGGCCTGCAGACCAGATAAGGTTTGCTCCTTCTGCTTGGCAATATCAAACTGATCGTAAGCAGCCTGACCTAAAACTTTTGTTTGAGCAGCTTCGGTTCCAACATAGGGAGCCATCAGCTGGGCTAACTCGGTCGCAGCCGTGGTTAAAAGCGTATTCCCTGGGAGAAGTTGAGACTGATATAAACTCGCATAATCGTACATAGGGCTTTGACTTACCCCACCGCCGCCGCGAGTAGCGCTAACAAGAGAACCTGCGCCTCCTAAAAGACTACCGATACCGGCAATAGCTGCGACAGGAAAAGCCATAGCCTTACTTTAAGGTAAAAGTAGAGAAGGGAGCCATAGCGCTGGCGTAGGCCGAGTTAAGAACTTGACCTAAACCTTGGTTCGGAACCAGCGAAGAAGCCACGGCGGAACCAAAAGCAATTGCGTGCTGAGCGTTAGTCTGCAGACGAGTCCGCTCAAGTTCCTTCCAAGCATCGATGTTGCGAAGCTCAACCTCACGCTGAGTCAGTTCGCGACGGGAACGAGCCCCTAACGCTTCGGTGAGTAAAGCGCGTTTAACGAAGTTCTGAAGGTCTTGCTCAGCAAACTGACCCCTTAACTTGGGATCAGAAATCAGACGGAACAACAGATCTTGATACTTGTCGGTCTGGGGATCTGTAGTTTGTTTAGCCCCACCCTGACCTTGAATACCAGTTTCGGTGGGAGTTTCAGTTGTGCGCTTGTCAGCATCCACGGGGCGTTTGTCGGCGGGTTTAGCGGGAGGAGCAAAGCGCTCGCGAAGAACTTGTTGAACGCGGCGGAACTCAGCTTGCTCAGTCGGATCGGAACCGATCTTCGCTGGATTCATTGTCTGGGCGGTATCAATCGTTTGATACCCGTAGCGAGGACCCGTATAAACTTTGGTGCCTATATTCGGACCGTAATCTTTCTCAGCCCCGATCTGTAACGGCTGCTCCTCCTCTGTGGGTTTAGTCGGAGCGGAAGATTCTCTTTTATTAATAATGTCGTAAATAGCGGTCAGAGGCGATAAAAACGTACCGCCAGGAACTAAGTAGGGAGCAGCCTTAACTGCCCAGTCTTGAAAGTTGGAGGTGGGATCGGTAGCCATAACTCCTCCTTAAACGGCTTTCGCTAACTCAGCCAGAGAGGTGTTATTTTCATAACGCTCCCGAGCCACAACATCTTTGATTGCTTGATTAAGCAAATCAGATGCTGTTTGATAACTAGATTCTACTCGTTGCCGTTGGATATCACCCAAGGACTTTTCCCGCTCGGAAGCAACCTGAGCTTGACCAGCTAACCGCTGCTTCTCGATCTCAGCTTCTTTAATCAGCTGCTGGATACCCAATTGGATGCCACCGGCGGCTTGAATCTCTTGGATCTTCCGTGCAGTGGACTCACCCAGTTCACGAGATTTCCGCTCAGAAGCCTGACCGAGAGCCTCTTGGGGATTCACACGCGCTAAATCAGCCCCAGGCAGAAGATTCAGCAAACTCCGCCGGAAGTTTTCATTCGCCGCATACTGCTCATAAGCTAACTGCTCAGCAGTAGTGGTTAAGAAACCACGGCCTGTAGGATCCGGAGAAGCGGGCGAATAAGGGCGTCCGAACATTTGATTAGCGATAGCCTCAGCCCCTATTTCAGTGCCGAGCGCTCCCAAACCACGGAGGGCAGCTGCGCCAATTCCACCTGTGGTAGTGGCGGCAGGAGCAGCGGCAGCAGCAAGACCAGCTCCGGCAATACCGGCACCACCTAGGATCAGAGGAAGAAGCGAAGGAATATCAGCAGGGCGAGCACCCGCCTCCACTAACTTATTAACAATTCCGCTTAAGTCGTCGACGGAAGTTACACCAGCGCGACCCAGATTCTCAGCAGCTTCCTGAGCGGCTCTTCCGCCAGCACCACGGCCAAAAAGGCTAAGAGGATTAAAAGCCATTAGTAACTCGCCGGGTTATCGAAGGAAGTGCCAGATAACGGCTTCTTTTTATAGTTTACACCTTCTGTTTCAGCCTGAGGCATAACACCCAGAGCTTTTTGTTTCTCAGAAGGTAATGCAGCAGTCTGCGGAAAGTTAGACGCTACATAGAGCGCCAAGAAAGAAGCGGCATCTAACGGAGGCGCAGTCCTCCGAACATCTTTTTCCCGAAGCTGCTGTTCCCTAAAGGTCATGATTAACCCAGCTCTTGATAACGAACCGAGGCAGGAATCGTGGAGCTGCTAGGAGCGTTCAGCACCGAGTACTGACCGCCGTAGTTGGGCAGGTCATATTCCAAAGGCCGCTGCTGGCTCAGGAACTCACCCGAATCAAGAGCTTGCTCGTCAAGGTTCTGTAAGAACTGCATGAACATCTCCATAACCATCGGGTTATTGAGGATGAGCATGATCAGCTCTTCAACTTCAGCCTCGTCCGACTCGTTAACCACACCGGCCTGCAAGCGACGACCCAACTGCACGTGGGCCTCGGGCTGGGTATTGCCCGGATACCGATTCAACGAACGAGTGGGGCTCGTATTCAGACCTTCACCCTCACGACCCGGCATCGGAGGGGCAGCACGATAAAAATTACGCAGGATGACAGCGGTCATAGGCGCTGCCGCAGCACGCTCCGCCGGAGTAGTCGGGCACGGCAGACCAGTAATACGAGCCGCTAACTCATAATCCTGAGGAGAAAACACCGGAACACACAACTACGTCTAGTTCCAGTTTAGGGCTAATCTCTAAAATATCGCCAGGTTGAATCTCTAAGCCTATACAAATCCTCTCAAGCACATCAGGAGAGGGGATGTAATCCTTATTGCTGTAGATCTTACGTGTGGTCGTAGGAGATAAATTCGTCAGCTTACTTAAGCGAAACGACGACACCCCACGAGCGTCGAGCAAATCCTTCAGGCGATTGATCAACCGCCCGCAGCTGGGGTATGACGAATAGAACGGCATCTCCTATACCAGCATATTGATTCGATACCACCAATGATAATCGTCTATTAACTATCCTTCACCAAAATCTAAAAACCTAAGTTTTTACTTCTTACAAACTGCAGGTCGTAAGTTGTGAAATCCAACGGAATCGACGGGTTGTTAAAGGGCGTTTTATATACCTCTCCCCCCACATGGGCCTGCCACGCGGGGTTCCATTTGGCATGTAAATAGTCCTTATTCATCTCATGCGCATAGTGAATACCCGCAGCTAGCTCAGGCTCACTGCGCCACGTCTGAGACCCATCCTGATAATCGCCGCTGGTTTCACCGTGGTAATACGGCAGACCAACGGACATGCAGCGCTTCAGCTCGCGGTGCTTAAAGCGCATCCCGTAATCCATGTCCTCGCAATAAGCCGGGTAGAGATTCTCATCAAATAACCCGAAATTCTGCACAACCCAATCTTTTAAAAGGAAGAAATCCCAACTGCCATTCTCCCCGTGGACGATACCAGTTTCCGCATCCTGGGCGTGCTCCACAGCTTTCGCTAAGAAGCCCGGCGTATACATCAGATCGTGGTTTGTGATCACCCAATACGGGGCGTTCATAAACGACTTGATGATTAGGTTCCATGCCCCCGAGCATCCAATATTGGAAGGCATGTGCGTCACAACCACGCGTTTTACATACTTGTGTGGTACTTTTGTAAGTAGATCAAGCTCTTCCGTGATCTGGTTGCGCCCGTTGTTATTGAAGACTACAAAGGTATCAACAGGGTAATCAATACTATAGAACAGCCTATACACCCAATGGGGCGCGTTAACGACCGCAGTGCCTAAAACCGGTATCGGGTTCATCGATTCAAGCCACGCGGTGGATCACGGCAAAACCGTTGTTGTTCTCATAAACCTCCAGAGGTTGCCACTCCGGATGCGTCTCCAGATACTCCTGGATCGCAGGCATTAACTCATGCCCATAGCTCACAGTGTCATGGAACGCAATGTACTTCTGTACTTTATGACCGTGTAACCGCAGCTCTTTGCTCAAGCAGTTATACGAATGGTCCGAATCAATAAACAGGAAATCAACCGTATCGAACTCAGCGTCAAACGAACTCTTCTCCACGAGCTTGCAGTCGATCCGCTCAGCGCGACCCGCAGCAAACAGAGCCTCAGCATCAGGCTCAACCGTAGTATCGTAACTAACCAGACTCTGGGGTCGAGCCGCAATCAAAGCCCGGCTGCTGTGTCCATAGCGCACACCGAATTCGATGATCGTATTGCACTTGCTCGCGAACCTGAACAGCGTGGGCAGGTGTTCGTTGATGTCGGTCTCAGCGTTGCAACCATCGAGAAAGTTGCGATAGGTCGGCAGCATAACCCGTGGGCAGCGTTAATATAGTGCCACTATAACGCCTACTCACCACGTGGCTACTTATTTCTGGGGTCCGGAGAAGCGACTTATCGTTCCGACTCCCGAGTTGGCGTTCCTGATGCACGACGATGAATCTGGTCGTTGTCAGATGCACCAAGTTGGCGTGCCCGAGCTAGCCATCATCCAGTGGGCCGGCCAGAACTTCGGCAACAAAGCCAAGAAATTTATCGACTGTGGCGCACACATGGGCGCGTACTCGATCCTGCTGTCGGAGCACTTTGCCGAAGTCC